GTTTGGTCTACCATATCCATATGTATTCTTCTCTTTTTCATCACTGTCATCTTCTTTAAACGAAGGTGCAGGGTGTTCCCATCTTTCCAATTCCTTGTCTCCTACGTCTACTGGATCTTGTTCTCCTGAAGGTTCAAAAACGTGCCTACCTTGGACATTAACATATTTTCCTGACTCTCCAGTCTCTGGATTGACTATAGCAGGTCTTCTTCTAGGCTTGGATACTTCATCCATGTATGTATTTAGTGGATTGATATATAAAGATTAACCGAATAAGGTTTCTTGTAGTTTTTTAGACATTTTGATAACGTGCCATTGGTCTCCAGATGCTATTGCTTGACAGGCTATTGCCAGTGAGTCTGCATGGTCGTCTTTATAGTCTGATTTGATCTTCATTAGCTTTGTCTCTGTGTATTCTCTCTTTAACATTCCTAATTGTTTTGCTAATTCTTGTCTTCCCCCGATTCTTATACGTTTTTGTTCAAATAAGATTCTCAAGTTTTTGTATATGAGTTCTTTTTCTTTTAATGAGAATACAATACCTCTTACTATCATTGATCTTTCCTGTAACAGATCAAATAATCCAGCACCTAAACCAGTTTCATCCACATAGATCATCTCCGCATGGAATTTCTCTGCCAATTCCTGGGTTCTTCCTGCAACATCAACTATGTTTGATTGACCTTCTTTCTCTTGATGAACTACAAATATTATATCATTCTCATCTTTAGATATTACAGTGAACACTGTCTCATCCATACCAGTTCTTGCAACGTCCACTCCGACATAGTATTTTACATTGCCATAAGGCTTACCATCTATCATTGCATCCTGTAAAAGATTCTGTGGAATTAACGCGTTACCTATCTCCAAGAACTCTCCCAACACTTCTAATGCATAACTCTCTCTAGTCTGATTCTCTAAGAATTTAATGTAATCTGGATCATTTGCAATCATTGGGTTCTCAGTGGACTTTACATGAAACTGTGTCCATTGACCATCTGATGAAACAGGTTTTCCGTTAAGTGACTTTGAATTACTACAGGCATTGTAGAAATAGCCCATCATGGAAAACGGTGTAGATGTTAACCATACCTTTGCTCTTGTAGCGGCTCCTGCTGGGAAAAGTGCGGTAAGAATATCTTCTTTGATAAATGAACATTCATCCACTATGATTACGTGTGGGGAATATCCTCTTAATCCAGTACCTGATTCTCCTGTTGCTCTCGTTACAATCTTTGTAGTTCCTTTGTCATCTAGCCATCTTAACCACATCTCTGTTTGCGTGTTTCTTACTATGTAATCTCCAAGAATATCACTACCTATTACAAGTTCTCTTATTCTATCATACATGATACTAGCCTGGTTTTGTGTAGGGGCGACAATCAAAATAGTACATTCTCTAGTAACAGTGTCAGATAACATGGGTGCAAAGAAAGCAAAGTGTATAGCTTTGACGGCAGTTGACATGGTTTTACCCACCTGTCTGCCGCTTCTATAGACTATGAATCTGTCTTGACAGTCAACATACTTTTTATTATATTCAAACAGATTATGGTTTAGGAATACGTCAGAAAATACTGATGGTTTTTGAGCACATTCTACAAACGTCTTGACGAAATCTTCACGTTTACTAATGTCTTCCTCACTTATTCGAGCCATCTTCCATCATAGATTTCTTTGCTGTCATTTCTTTAAATATACTCTTCATGATGTTCTTCTCATCGAATACCTGTGTCTCTTTGATCTCTACCTTGCCTGACAATTCAACCATGGTGTTAATAATTTTTAACAATGAGTTTAACTGAGCATTGGTATTTCTATCTGGTATGTTACCATCCATCTTTGACTCTCCAAGTGCTACAAATATCTGTTCCGTGTACAGTTTGACTAGATAATCCAATATGCCTTTTAGTTGTTCTGGATCTCTTGTATCCATGTCTCCTATTACTTTCTGTATATCTTCTCTTATTGCACATGATGCGTCTAATTCGTATTTTGGACATTTTCCATTCCCCCCCGTATCAACTGACCTATAGATACAGTCATTGCATAAAGCTGGAAGTTCGGCAGATCGTAAATGCTTGGCGGCATTGAATGCACTAACAGACTGTCTCTTGTCTACACTGCCTATCATCTTGCCTTTATCTTGTTTAATTATAACTTTATCTGGCATATAAACAAATTAATAGAACGAGTATTTAAAGTTACTTTTATTCCCAAAAGGGAAGGAATAAGTCTTACGCACTTATTCACTATCGACTTGATAGAACGGGTTAAGAGGGCTACCGTTAAGGGTAATCCCTGACACCGTTTACTAATTATCATGGTTGAATATAAAGTTATTTAAAATTTGCATCATATATGTTGAAAGATTTACACATTGGCATGAATAACACTGCAAAAGGTAGTTTTAAAAGAGCATTATATTCATTATCTAACACCTGTTGTTTTGTAATTCCAATTATTTCCAGATTTTCTTTATACTGTTCCAGATAATACTGGAGTTGTGAAACCATTCCCTTACCCTTGTTTCCAAAATACATTGACACCGTACTGTTATGCATCCATATTTCTGTCTTCTTAGATACTGCGGCTGATATCCATGCTGACGTGTCTATTGATTCAAACATTCTGTTTTTTTTGATAAAGTTTCCTTTTGCTAGTCCATGGTATTTCAGTGGTGGTAGTTTTCTTATCTGATCTTCCATTTCTATTTTTCCTTTTATCTCCCCCAGACATACATACTCGTCTCTTTTAGGTCTCAGTCTAGAGATATGCTGTAGATAGTTTTGTTGTAAAACAGGTATAGTCCAGTCTATTCCCATGTCTCTTTCCTCTTTTAGACACTTCATGGTTGCCTCCATGTCATAGAATATGTCAAACTGTGTGGCATAGTCATACTTTGATTTGTTTTTTATCAGCCATTCACGATACTTTTCCTTGTTTCCCTTTACTCCTGCCACTACAAACAAGGATTCAAAGTTATCACGGTATGAGTCAATACTGGCATATGCATACTTGTGTGCAACCATTACGTTCTTTACTCCACAATCAATCAATGCCTGTCTGGTGGCTTTGTTGTTTGCATTAAAATATATTTTCAAAATCCATTTCCTGTGACTGTTGGATTACGTTCTACAGTAATCTGACAGTTAGTAAACTCCCATATCTGACCATTGTCATCTAGTATACAAGTAAGTAGTTTTGCAGTTTCCATACCATATTCAGTTACTAACCAGATCCTGGCTTTACCTTTAGGTGTGTTAACTTTCACTGTATTTGTTGGTTCATAAATTATCATTAGTCGTTCTCAGTAAATTTATGACACTCACACAAACAAGGTTCTAGTCCAGCATATTGCTTTGGACAGGTATCATGTTTATCTGACTTGCAGGCAGGGTATATCATACTATTCTCCTGCTATCTTATGACATAAACATTCGCATTTTATATCAAGTCTTTTTACAGGACAGTCAAAGTGTCTATGGGTGTGGCATTCAGGAGATATTACTCTCATCTCAATCTCATATTAAATGCAATACTTATTCTGTATTCATCCGTTGAGTTTGACTCAACACCATGTTTAAGCCAATTAGGGAAAAATAATAATTTTCCATCTTCTGGAACATATTCAGTTTTCATAGATGTGAGTCTGTTTCCAATAGAATGTTTAATTTCATTCAGTCTGTACATAAATCTAGGATCTTCAAAAAATATATTACCACAATTCTCATGTGTCTTAATATAAACACACCCAGATAAATCACAATCAGGATGTTCATGAGTTATATTATATGATCCTTTTTCATTAAAATTTATCCACATCCAATCTATCTTAAATTCTCCATCACCATCTTTGACTAAATCATTACGTATATACAATGCACGTTTCTCAATCATATGTTTTAAATCTGCTAATCTTTCATCATTAACTACATTATTAGATTGCCAACCACCCCTGTTTGTTTTTGCAACACCATCTTGACTGTTCTTTATATCTTGTAATATATCCTCTATTCCTTCAATGTTTATTATATCATGATATATTGATGTTGGAAACCATTCTTCTCTATTCATCTTCTTCTCCAAACGTAGAAAAACACTTACTTGCATAGT